CAAGTGAAGAACCAGAAGAGGTTAAGAGAACGATTGCTGAACTATTAAGTGGTTATGAAACCGCATTTAATAGTATCATATCTTTAGGGGTTAAAGGAACGACAGAATTTGATACTCTGGTTACTCCCCTATTGGAAGGACTAACACAAAAACTTCAATTTGAGGGTTCAATTAATTTTGAAAGAATTGTCCCATTAAATGAATTGGTTGATGAAATTTCATCAGTCGCTGAAGTTGGTGCTGATGGTGTATATAAAGTAGAGACGACAATAAAAAATGCTATAGAAGAATTTTCACTTGATAGTGAAACACTTGTTGAGGGAACTACACAATTTTACGAAGCAAGACAAAAACTTATTAACGAATTTACTGAAACATTATTTGAAAACGCGAGAACATCAGTAATGACTGCTGAAGATGAAGCGTCAGCAAGAGAGAAGGCAGCACAACAAGCGACAGAAGCCGCAGATAAGATTATAGAAACGATACAGAGAACCGCAGAAGCCGAGGATGCGATTAGGGGTGTATTTAACACATTTGAGGACTTACAGATTAAGATAAATGAAAACAGAGATAATTTGGATATATTCTTTGGATTGATATTATCCAATTTTGAAGATGTTAAAGAACAATTCAATTTTGAGTTCCTTGACCCCTCCGCTGATTTGGAAACGAATTATGCGGTAATAGAACAATTCTTTACTGATATAGGAGCACAGAGTGTCCTTGCTTTTTATGATACTGAAGAAGAAAAGAAAGAGATATTGGAGTTCTTCTTGGCTCAAAGACAGAAGTTATTAGAAGAGAACGCAGACAAGGAAAAGGAGACACAGGAGGACTTATTGGATACGACATTAAATAATTACCAAGAGATAGTGAATGGGTTAAACCAACTTACATTATCTTTGGGTGAAGCATCACAATTACAAATAGAAAGAATTGAAGCAAGACGAGAAGAAAGTTTGAATAACATAGTCGGTGATACTGAAGAAGCGGAAGCGTTAAGAGCAGAAATCACAGAACAAGCGAACAGAGAAATCGTTGAAATTGAAAGAAAGGCAAGGTTAAGGGAACTACAATTTACGAAGATACAAGCCATCGCGGATTTGGCACAAGCACTCGTAAATGCTCAAAAATTACCCCCTCCGTTTAACGCTATTCAGTCGGGTATTGTCGCTACGGCAGGTGGATTACAGGTTGCGGTTATTCAATCACAGATAGACGATTTACAGGGAGCACAAGGATTTTCCACAGGTGGTTTTGTTTCAGGACCTGGAACTTCCACAAGTGATAGTATCCCCGCATTATTAAGTGATGGGGAGTTCGTAGTTAATGCGAAATCAACAAAGAAGTTCTTACCATTATTGGAAAGAATTAATAATCAAGAAGAACAATTTAGAAGGTTCAATAACGGGGGGTTTGTGTTAGATGGTTCAAGTTTTATGGGTTCAACTATACAGAATAATTTTGATGATAGTAGAATTATAGAAGAATTGAGAAGAACACGACAAGAACCCCTACGAGCGTATGTATTTGAGAAGGATATTACTGAAGCACAACAGATAGAAAAACGCTTACAGGAACTATCCAAATTATAATATATTTATTAGTAATGAAAATATACGAATTACGAGTTGATGACGAGATATTAGAGGATACAACCCTTGATGGTTTGTATGACTATACTTCCGTTAGTGAGATTGCCTTGGTAGAAAATCCCGCAATAGAAACTGAATGGGTATATTTCTCAAGTGAAAAGTTTGAGAGTTATAATGACTATCCAAGAGCCGCAAGTGATAATGCTTGTAGAGCCGTTAAATGGGCTGAAGAAAATGGTTGGGGTAGTTGTGGAACTAATGTTGGAAAACAAAGAGCACATCAATTATGTAATCGTGAAAAAATTAGTATAGAAACCATCGCTCGTATGGCTTCATTTCAAAGACATAGAAGGAATAAAGACACCCCTTATGACGAAGGTTGTGGTGGTTTGATGTGGGACGCATGGGGTGGAGACGAAGGTATTAAGTGGTCTCAAAGAAAGTTAAGGTTATTGGAAAGACAAAACTTAAGTGAAGACGCATTTGAAGCCGTTGTAGATATTGACGGACTACCCCTATACAGAACACAGGAAGAAGCGGAGAGTATCGCAGCATCTATGGGTTGTGAAGGTTCGCACCCCCACGACTACGAAGGTGAGACATTATACATGCCTTGTAAGAGTATGGAGGATACAAAAAAGTTATGGGACGAAAGTTCAACTGAAGAGTTATGTGAAACTTGTTCTATGATTGAAAATAAGGGGGTAGAATTGGACGAACTCTTGGAAGATGGGTATGTGATAAGTAATGTCGTAGAACTTGACGAGGAGGAGAGTTTAAAACTGATTGAGGATTACAGAAATAAGGTGAATGGTAAGTATTCAAGAGAAGAATTTTACAATATTGTTGCTGACCCTAACGCACCTTCAATACAAGATGGATTTGGAAAGAAGGTAAGATATATCTATGTGGTTGGTGAAAGTAGAGCACCCCTTATTTCTACTTCAAGACAATTCTGTAAGGATATGGTTGGTAAGAAACAACTTGTTTATAGATTTGAAGATATACAGGACTTAAACGCACAACTCACCGCAGAAGATGGTGATAGAAAGATTATACCCCGTCCAAAAGGGACTTCCCCAAATATTTTTATCTACAAAGGAGGTGCTAATTGCGGACACAAGTGGGTTCAGTTATGGTTTGACGAAAATATATCAAGAATACCAAAAAAACAAACAAGGGCTGTAAGTAAAGCAGAAGTGGAAACAAACGCACCAGCAGCATCAGGTAGAGTTAATACACCTGTCGCATATTCAAAACACGAAAAACCTGAAGACATGCCAGTCTTTTATGAATACGGATTACCTGTATATGAAAAACAAGATATGGCGGAATGGAAGAGTGAAATGATGGGTTGTAAGGGTGAAATAGATATGGTTAATAAGGACGGAAAGACATACTATAGAACCTGTAAATATAAGGAGAATAAACAGGAGTTCAAAGAACAATTTGAGTTCAAGAAGGACGAAGAAAAGAGAATGATTTATTCCCCCGCAATGTTGCCTGATAGGTTAATTAGACGCTTTGACGGACGAGAAGAATATTGGGTATATTTTACAAAAGAGACGATAGAAAAAATCGCTCATAAGTTCTTGATGGAAAAGAGAGTAAATTATACCAACTTGGAACATACAGATAAAAAGTTTGACGATATATATATGGTTGAAAGTTGGATAGTTTCAAGTGAAAATGATAAAGCGTATTCGTTAGGATACACAAAAAAAGATGTTCCCATAGGTTCCTGGATGGTAGGATACAAAGTAAAGAACGAAGATGTATGGGAAAACCAAATCAAGACAGGTAAAGTTAAAGGTTTATCTGTTGAAGGAGAGTTTGAACTTATTACTCAATCCTTTAGTAAAGATGAGTATATTTATAATAAAATCATAAACATTCTTAAAAACACAAAGTGAAAATGTTAAATCCAAAAGAAGCAATCAGTAAGATAAAGGAGTTATTAAACCTTGAATTTACTGATACAAAACAGGAAAAGTTTTACACATCATCACTTGCTGACGGGACACCAGTTACTAACAACACGGATAGTGAAAAGTTAGAGTTGGGTGATACTCTTTATGTTGTTTTGGAAGATGGAAACCTTGTTCCAGGTCCAGCAGGCGAGCACACCCTACAATCAGGGGAAGTAATCGTTTTGGACGAGGAAAGTAAAGTAGTTGAAATTAGAGAAGACAGAGAAGAAGTAGAAGAAGAAGCCCCCGATGAAGTTGAAGTTGTTGTGGAACAAAAAGAAATTGAAGAAGAAATGAGTGAAGACACTTCATTAGTTGAGTTGAAAAACGAGATTAGTGAAATGAAAGAAGCATTATCTAAAGTATTAGATTTATTCCAAGATTTCTCATCACAGACAGAGGAGGAGTTCGCCAAAGTCAATAAAGATATTGATACTCTTAAAAAAGAACCAGAGGTTGAAAATATCAAAAACAAAGCAAAAAGCAATAAACAGGTTGTAGAGAACTTCGCAGATTACAGAGTTCAACAACTAAAAAAGTATTTTAATTAATAATAAAATGAAAAAGAAATTAGATTTTTCGTATGATTTAACAGGTCTAAACGCTTGGTCTAACGAGCGTGCTGACGAAATGTTATTGAAGAGTGTATTGGGTGCTACTACTCCAAGATATGCTCGTATTTACCCAAATATGAAGGGAACATCTATGAAGGTAGGTGTGATGGCAAACGACCCAGCATGGCAAGATGGTTTGTCTTGTGGTTTAACCCCATCGGGAACAACTGATATTACCCAAGTGGAGATTGTTGGTTGTTATAAAACCGCAAGAATGAATAACTGCGGAAACGAGTTGAGAGA